GACGTATTCACTGACGCTGGTTTCCGTGGTCTGATCCAGAAGCTGGACGATGCTGATGTACCAATGGAAAACCGTTGCTTCATCATTCCTCCTTCAGTTCGCAACACCATCATGGGTATTGATCGTTACGTAAGTTCTGACTTCGTAAACAACGGTCAAGTCACCAATGGTCAGATTGGTCAACTGTACGGCATTGACGTATTTGTTAGCACCAACTGCCCTGTTGTTGAAACTGCTGCTGCTAACTCTGCTTCAACTGTAGACTCTCTGGGCGCTTTGCTGATCCAGAAGGATGCAATTGTAATGGCTGAACAACTGGGTGTTCGCTCTCAGACTCAGTACAAGCAAGAGTTCCTTGCTAACCTGTTTACTTCAGATACTCTGTACGGCTGCAACGTACTGCGTCCTGAGTCAGGTGTAACTTTGGTTGTTCCTAAGTAATAACCATCTAACTGGGGGCTGCTACGGTGGCCCCTAGTTTTATTGAGGTAGCTAAGTATGAGCATAGTAGCTAGTTTGGTCGGCCCAGTAACAGGGTTACTTGATAAGTTTATTGAGGACAAAGACCAGAAGAATGCTTTGGCTCACGAGATTGCTACCATGTCTGAGCGTCATGCTCAAGAGTTAGCTAAAGGTCAGCTAGAAGTAAAC